ATAAGTAGTAGCGGAGGAGGGGGCGGTGGATCCTCGACTCTAATTTCACTAACTGACGTACAGGTTACATCACCGCTCAATGGACAAGTTTTAAAATATAATGGATCAAAATGGGTTAACGGAGTTGATATAGCAGGGGAGGGTGGTGGTGGTGCCGCTACGTTTAATCTTGTTAATACAAGTGTTAATAGTAAAACATTAAGACTAAATGCTAATAATACAGATTATGACGTAGAAATCGAAGCAGGAACGAATATTTCTCTTAGTGTAACAAATCAAAAATTAACAATCAATAGTAGTTTACCTACATTAACAAATACAGCGAGTTCATTGAGTAATGGTAGAGTTAAGGTAAATCTTAATGCTAGCGGTACAGAACTAAGTCAATTCACACTTAAACCTGGTAATAATATAACCTACCAGATAGTTAACGGAGAAATACAAATTTCTGCTAGTTCAACAAGCACAGGAAATTTTGCCATACCAGTTAATATTACTAATTCTACAGCATCTAGTTCTAGTATGACAGGGGCTTTGATTGTAGCTGGCGGGGTCGGAGTTTCGGGAGATATTAATGTAGCAGGAGAAATATATTCTAGTAGTAGTGTAGTTAGTGCTAATCAATTAACTAATAAAAACTATGTAGATAATACAAGTCTAGCATTGGCTGTTGTGTTTGGTATATAAGGAATAATATGGGTAAGAAACTGATTAAAAATTATAGATTTACTCCGGGACCTGGTTGGACATCATATGTTTACCCTAATGCTCTAGCTCTTTTACAACTTAATAAAGAATTTATTCAACGTGAAATAATAGGCTATATTAATGCTCGTATAGCAGCTAATGATGCTGAATTTGTTGGCTATGTTTATGATACCGATTTATGTCTGAGAGATAGCGGGTATGTGTTAGATGCTTGGATTTTTGATTTAAAGTATGGAGGAAATGTAGCTACACGAAAAGCAGCTAAAGGCTATTGGAATGGTAATGTTCCGGTTATTGATGGAACAAGATTACCTGAAATTCGCAGTTATCAATTTGCTCGTGATCTGATCAATAATTATATTTTTAAAAATTTACCTGCCACAGCTTATCAAACAGCAGTAGACCAAGTCATTGATTTGACTAAGACTGCTGAATCCTTATCAGATGATGTCATAACCCTAGTATCCAGTCTGATAACCACAGTTATAACAAACGGGCTAAGTTCTATACCTGCGGAAATTGGCGGTCCGGGACGTATAGAAATTATTGGAAAGTGGTTGCTTAATGAAATTTTACTGATAACAAATTCAACCACAAATACTGTAGTCTTTAATTTTACAGATCCTACCAAAGGCGGCGAGGTAGAATTTTTCGCAGGAAATAGTGATAAATTCCCTAATGCTATACAGATTAATAACGGTGTAACAACCATCTTTATGAATTACAGTACAAGCTCAATGCTTAGTACACATAAATTTCAAATCTTTGTTGAAACATCAGAGATTAGAGTTCGCCCTTATGATTTTGGAACTGATGCTATTGAACGAATGAGAATATCCCAACCTCAGGCTATGATAGACGCAGACTTTGAATATGGATTACAACCTACAAAATGGCAGGCTATAGCGGTGGCTAGAGGGTATCCTACTACTTATGAAGTTTTAGGCACTGATATACCTATAACTTCAATTACTACTGATGCCAGTAGTAGCGGTGGCGGTATAGGATCAAGTTTAATTACAGTTACCTCACAATCTTCCCACGGATTGGTTATAGGTGACCCTTTTACAATTAGGGCTCTTAATTCAACAGTGGTAGGTTTTAATAGAGCCGAAGGTACATTTTTAGTTAATACTGTTCCTACTACATCCAGCTTTACTTTTTATGCTAAGGCAAAAGTAGGTTTAAGTCAAAATGAAGTAATCGGCGGTTCAAATGTTCAATTGAGAAAGGCTGCTTTTTATACTGGGTCAGAATTAGCTAACCCCACAATCAGCGTCTCAAGTAACGGAAGCTCAGGAACTTTCTCAACTTCATATATTGTTCCTTCTGGATCTACAGTTATTAATTTCACAGGAACCGCTCCGTCAATAGGAGCTCCGGTAAGCCACCCATCTATACCGTCAGGGGCTCAAACAGCTGGTGTATTCGGAACTGGTGGAAAAGTTGGAGACTACAGAGTAAAATTTAGTACTATCTCTTCCGACACAATAATTTATTTTGCAGATGTAACAGGTCTCAGTTCTAATATGGTTTTAAACAATTCAGGTACACAAAATGCTATTACTAGTTTAACAGGAGACCAAGCGACTCTACAAGATCAAATTGGAGCAGCATTTAAAGGAGATGTAGAAGATTATTTTATAAGTCCTGTTTCAGTAATAGGCACAGGGACCAATGCTAGATTTAACATTAGTGTAGGAGCAGCTGGAGTATATACATTAGGAGCATCTAATGTTCCTACTGGATCAGGTGCAAGATTTACAATAACAGGTAACGGAGGAACTTACACTATAGATAGTGTAACCGCAGGAGGAACAGGATATGCCTCCGGTGATGTAGTTAAAGTGTTAGGTAGCCTATTAGGAGGAGTAAACGGAACTAATGATTGTAGAATTTCTATCACAGGAGTAACAGGAGGAGCTGTTACTACCGCTATAGTTAACCCATACAATGTTTCAGCCGCTAATGGAACATATACTAATCAAGCTAGTATAGCAGTAACAGGTAGTGGAACTTTACCTGCTATTCAACAAGCAGGTACAGGGTATCAACAGGGAGACACAATTAAAATTTTAGGTACAAGTCTAGGAGGAGTGACTCCAGACGATGATCTTTATATTAATATCAATACTGTATCAAGTGGCACAGTTACAAAAGTAACTACAGCAAGAGGAGCACATACCACTTTAACAGAAGGAACATATCAGAATGTTTCAGGAACGAATAGTGAAACAATTGGAACTGGAATATTATTATCTGTACAGCGTAACGGAGGCTCCTATACAGCTATTCCTTACTATGCAGGATCTGGATATAATGTAGGTAATAGATTTACTGTTAATGGAGCAGATCTTGGAGGCACCACTCCAACAAACAATCTAGCACTTTATATTGACGCAACAACTAATTACTTACCAGGTGGTGCTTATGGACAAGGTGGTGCTTATGGATTAACTATTAGCTCAGGAACAGCAGTAAGGGGAAACATAATACCAGTCTACTCGGCAATAAGTATAACCGCAGCTACTACAGCCAGTATGGGAGTCGCTAGTAGTGTAAGTTTTAGTGCTATCGCTACACTTCAAGCAGATTTTGCTTCTGCTCACGGTTTAGTTCCTGGAGCAAATATATTAGTATCTATAACAAGTGTAGGAACTAATCATGCTCTAGCTGCTGGTCCATTCTCTGTTATAGAAGTTCCTAGTTTGACACAAATAAGATGGACAGCTAGAGGAACTGGAAGTGTGCAAACTTCAGGAATCACAGGATTGATATATGCTAGACCTGATGCTTATTTTACTCATAGACCTTTTGATGGAGGAGTTCAATTAAGCACAGGTGGAGCTCAACATGGAGCTCAAGCTATACGTCAAAGTAAAAAATATATTCGATACCAATCAGGAAAAGGAGCTATGTATAACACTGGAGCTTTATTTGCTCCAAGTTTTGATATACGGAGTGCAATAGCTTCTGGAGTTAGTGCAGGATCGACTATTACGGTTGTTACTGATGATATGGATCATGGATTACAGGTAGGATCTACTGTTGTTATTGAAGGTATAACTACTATTGGTTATGATGGTGAATATGTTGTTACTAATATTATTGATGAAAGAGCTTTTACTGTAGAAGCAGACTTACCTTTAGGATCTACTAGTGCTGACATAGGAAGTCCTTGCTATGCTGCTATGAAATATTGGTCGGGTGCTGTTGTTAGATCAGGAATCTTTGACGACCAAAATGGAATTTTTTGGCAATACGACGGCCGAGAAATGGCAGTAGGCAGAAGAAGCAGTACTTTTCAATTAAGCGGAACTATTACAATAGCAGCTAACAGTAATGCTGTTATTGGAAATAATACTCGATTCCAAGATCAATTAAGTGCAGGGGATCGTATAGTTCTTAGGGGAATGACTCACGTAGTAACAAGTATCAGCGGACAAACAAGCATGACAGTAAGTCCTGATTTTAGAGGTGTAAATTTAGTTAGCGGAGTAAAAATAGCTAAAGTTATAGACATTATTATTCCGCAGAGTGAATGGAATATTGATACTTGTGATGGAAACGGCCCTAGTGGATATCATATTGATCCGACTAAAATGCAGATGATTGGAATACAATTTAGTTGGTACGGAGCAGGATTTATTGACTGGATGTTACGAGGTTCGACTGGAGATTATCTATTTTGTCATAGACTTAAGGGCAACAACCTTAACAACGAAGCATATATGAGAACCGGTAACCTTCCTGTACGATATGAAGTTTTAAATGAAGGTTCTAACGGAAGATTAGCTAGTTCTATGAACCTTTTATCTACTACTATACCGTTAGAGGATGCATCAAGATTTCCTAATTCAGGAGTAGTTTACATTGATAATGAGCTAATATCATTTAGTGGCAAGTCTGGAAATAATCTAACTGGAATTACAAGAAGTGCAACCTATACAAATTTCGCAGCAGGAAGTGCAAGAAGCTATAAAGCAGGTCCTAATTCTACTCATGCAGCGAAGTCAGGTGTTGTATTGATAAGTTGTACAGCAAGTCCTATTATAAGTCACTGGGGTAGTGCCTATCTTATAGATGGAAATTTTGATGACGATAGAGGATTTATTTTTAATTATCAAGCAGCTGAAGTTAGTCTAACAACAACTAAGAAAACAGTATTTTTAATCCGACTTGCTCCAAGTGTTAGTAACAGCGTCATTGGTGACTTAGGTGAGAGAGAATTAATAAATCGAGCACAGTTACTTTTACAAGGTGTTGAAATTACAGGTGGTACATCTGGAGCAGTAGGATCTATGGTTCTTGAAGGAATCTTGAATCCTCAAAATTATCCTACTAATCCTGTTGATATAACTTGGACAAGTTTGAATTCGTCTGCACTTGGAGGACAACCAAGCTTTGCCCAAATTGCTAGTGGAGGAACTGTGGCATGGACCACAGGAACCACTGTTATAACAGCAGCAACTACAAATTTTAATAGACAAAGAGGAAATATTGATTTATATTTTTCAACCAACACCGTGAGCGGAGTAGTAGTTGGACAAACAGTTAGTGGCAGTAATATTGCAGGAGGAGCACTTGTACAGTCTAAAGCAGATAATAATCCATTTGCAGGTGTAACAAGGATTCTAATAAATCAAGCTCTTACTGGGAACGTGAACATAGGTACAAATATAACCTTTACTGCTGCCAGTGCTGCACTTCCAGGACAAACAATTTTTTCATTAATTGCTGCTCCCGGTGGATCCAGCTCATTGGATCTGTCCAAATTGAACGAGTTGACAAATACTACTATAGGTGGACGTGGTACTTTTCCAAACGGCCCTGATGTATTAGCAATAAATGCTTACTTGACAGGTGGTACAGGATATAATGCCAGTATAAATTTACGATGGGGTGAAGCACAAGCGTAAATAATGGATGGAAATTTTAAACTTATTCCCTATACCTCTAGGTAAATTTATATTAGATAGACCATTAACAACATTTGAGCTTGATTTTGTAATGAATCAGGCTCAATTTAAAGAGAATCGAACCAATTTTTTTACAACAGACAATTATATTCTAAAAAATTCAGCTTTACAAAGTTTAAATAATTTTTTTAAAAAAAGTTTAGATGAATATTTTCAAGCAATTATAAATCCAAAGAACGAAGTTCATTTAGAAATTACTCAAAGTTGGATCAATATAACTAAAAAAGGACAGTCTCATCATCAACATAAACATTGGAATTCTTTATATAGCGGTGTATTTTATATCAACGCAGTTGAAGGCGAAGATAGAATCTTTTTTCACAATTATCAAGGTTTACGAGACATTTTAGTTACTCCTAATGAATGGAATATCTATAACTCTATGTCATGGTGGGTCCCCGTAAAAACTGGAGAATTGTTAATTTTTCCTTCTTCTTTATTCCATGAAGTAGATCTTGTTCAACATGAACATGCAAGAATTAGTTTAAGTTTTAATACTTTTCCTATAGGGTGGTTAGGAAACAGAGAAGGTAGCACAGAATTAATTATACCTGGACTGGGCCATTAATAGCTGCTCTACTAATTCAGATCTAATCTTAATAATCGTTTCTCTACTTACTTTACTTGAAAGAGGAGCCTTATCGAATATAGATTCCTTATGAAGTTCATCAATTTTCCTTACTGATTCTAATAAGGAGTTAAGTAAATTTGTTAACTTTTCTTTAAGAAATAAATCATCTAAGTTATCAATTTCTGTTTTAAATTTCATAAAATCTTTTTTAAAATCTTCACTATGTTCTAAACTAAGCATTACATTATCTCGATGAGTTCAATTATTGTACTAATTTTATTTTCTAAAAATTTATTCCTAAGACTTAAGTCTAACGCTTTATGAATAGGCTTAGGTAGAGATTTCAAATTAAACCATCCCCATGCTTTATGTTCCTTACTTAAGCTAGGAATAAACTCTTCTTCAACAATACAAAAAAATGTATTAAAGTGAAATAAGTGATCGTTACTTACAAATTTTTCTAAAGGAATAATTTTTAAAAATTCAGGTAAAAATCCTACTTCCTCTTCTATTTCTCTACATAACCCCTGCCAAACTGTTTCAACACCAATGTTTGTACCACCAACTAGTCCCCAAAATCCGTTATGTTTACCATTGGCTTTTTGTAAAAGTATTACACGTTTTGTTTTTTTAGAGCAAATCATTGCTCCTGAACATCTAATTTCTTTATTAGAGCTGTATTCTCCAACTTCCTCTACCATAATCGCCCTCGAAACTTTTAACCCAATTAATTCCATTCCATTTGTATTGAGTCCCTGTAAAATAATTAGTCTGATAGATCAAATCATCTACTCTTGTTTGAGCATCGAATATTATTTTCCATTCTGTGCCACTCCACATAATGATATCATTGGTGAAAGCTATAGTATCAGATCCATCTAAATTTTTCCAAGCGTCCGGACCATCCTCGTTATAATTTAAAACATAAGTAACAATACTATTTTTTGTAATTGTTGTGTTAGTTTTTATTTGACACTTACCATTAGAATTTTGAATAATATGAGAAACAACTATGCCATTTATTACTAGTTGACTATGGTTTATATTGGAAAAAATTTCTCCGGTATTGATGTACTTAGATGCTCGAGGCATTAAAAATGTTTCTCGTAGACCTCCTCCGCAATTTTCTACTAAAAGGTATCTTACTCCTACAGCAATCGGTTGATCTATAGGTTCGCCATTTGGTCTTTTAGGATTAAATGTTTGTGGATTAATTACTGCATCAAATGTTCCTCTACCAGTATTAGGATCATAATCTGTATCAATGTTTTCTATATTTCCGTTTTCATCTATGTAATTATTACTATGATAACTGTCTACATCCCAAGTAACACTCAATAAAGTAGGATCTAACGGATTACGACTTAGAGTTCCTATAATTACAGACTGATCTTTTTGTAATAAAAATAATTTACTCAGCCCATTACGAAAAGTTCCGGGAAATTGCATAAGAAGTTGATCCCACGGTAAATTGTCGTCTTCGCCTTTTTCTACTCCAAACATACGTATAGTATTATTAGTAACTTCTATTTCAAAATTTCCTACAGTATTGTATTGAGTAAATTCAAAATTTACAGGACTTCTTTCATAGGCAGCGGGATCTATACCAAATCCCTCAAGATAATCTCCAATTCCTGGATCTATTCCCGTGTATAAATTACTAATAACACTAGTTACTACACCCAGCTTTTTAACTTTTACAGGTGGACTTAACCATGTAGGCGTTTTTAAAGTAATGCTGGCTATATCTATTGAACTATTAGTTCCTGTAGGTACAGATCTACTACTAAAATTAACATCTTCTAGTTCTACTACACTTAAACTGGTCCAGTCTATAAAATTGTCTGTGGTTTGAATTTCCAAACTAGGATTAAATAAAACCAGGATTTGCTCTAAAATTTGTAACTTTTGTTCTGTATTAGAGCTCCAAATATCTACCTTAACAGTAAGATCAAAAGGAGTAGGCATCATACGTTCAACTGTTACTTGTCTACCTTGAGCACTGGTATAATACTCGTTACCATCTTCATCTACTTCTATAGCTCGTTCTCTTAGGTGAATTTTACTTATAAAAGTAGGTTCTTGAATTCTATTACGATTTAAGTCATATTCAGTGATATATACAGCTATTCTGGGCACGCTAGGAATAGTATTTTCACTATTTTGATTTATTATATTCGCAGCTTGTCTATCAGGATCCCCGTACATCACTGGAATCCTAACTAGAGTTCCGTCGCTATGCCTAACAACAAAATTACTTAATAATCTCATTATTTGAGTAAGGTAGCGTCTTATTTGACCATCATAAAAAAATTGCATTATAAATCTGCCTTAGGTTTAAGGGCCTTACTAATTGGTTGACGTTCTTCAATATTTGTACCGCCTATATTATCAACATTTGTATTATTAATAAAGCTAGTTTTACGAGTTTTTCTAGTATCAGTATTTGTTAATGTATGTCGTACATTATCCTCACGTTTTAGCCAACGATTTCCGGTATAACGAAATAGTCTATTAGGCACATAGTCAGTACGTAAGAAATAATCTCCTTCTATCGCACCCTGGGGGAAGCTCCCACCAAACCCAAATTGTACTCCATTATCTGGTACTCCATCTCCTAACATATATCCTGCATAACCAGTTCTAATAGGACGCTCCATAATTCTGCTAGCATCCATAGTTGTAGAACTTGCATCAGGAGGCGGTAAAGTATCATCAGCTGTAATTAAAGCAGGCTTTCCTTCTTCATTAGCAGCTAATGTAAAAAATTGTCTAGTTTCATAGCCACTTTTTGGAGTGTTTTCTTCTGCTTCTGAAATTATAGCATCATTGATTTCTAATGCTTTATTTTGAGTACTCAAAATATCTCTAATGGTGGTTTCTACATAGGGCATATAATATGTTGTATCCGGTGGTTCGGTTCCAGTAATTATAGATAATACAGTATACAACCCTCCTTGAAATCTAACTATCTCTCCAGGTTGATATGTAGTTGTTTCGCTATAATCTCCAACAAAATTAGCATCTTTATCTGTGGGCGTTTTTAATATATCAGCATATTGTTGACTGTCTGTGATTTTTTTTAATTTTAAACGATATAAATGAGGATACCAAGTTCTACTAAATCCTTCGCTAGCACGCCCTACATCTTCAATGACATAGAATCTAGGAAGAGCAGTATCAAAATTGTTTAAAGCAAATTCATCACGTAGATGTGGTAACTCAATTACATCACCACTTAAAGGTTTACGTCCTATTAATTTTACTGTATCGTTAATGTGAACAGTTAAGGTTAAAGTATCATTATCTAACCATAATCCAAACTGACTTAAATTAAAATCTATATCTGCTACATTATAAATTCCACGTAATGTATATATACTAGAATCATACTTTCTATCTCGATTTTCTAAAAAAAGTAAATCCTGTATGTTGGTTTCACTTTGACTGGCATAGTGAGGTCTTTCAGGAGTAGATTCGCCTTCTGGAGTGTTGAGGGGTCCAATATACTTGTGAAAGTATAAATCGGTTCCACCTATTTGAAACATTTCACTAATGTTTCTGTCTAAAAATTTGTAATCGTTACCCTTTTCAGGACGGTATAATGATAAACGTGGCATAGTAATATATTTATGGTAAATATTAATGGAGAAATGTATGAACGATAATCCGCAAGAAGAACGTCAAAAAGTTTACGATTATTGCAGAACAATGCTAGGCGACGGTATGATCGATGTCGAACTAGACCCTACACATTATGAAACAGCACTTAATCGTACCCTAGCTAAATTTAGACAACGCAGTAGTAATAGTGTAGAAGAAAGTTATTGCTTTTTGACTTTAGAAAAAGATAAAAATGATTATAAACTTAGCGATGAAATTATCAATGTACAAAGTTGTTTTCGTAGAACATTAGGAAGCAGAACTGGTGGTGGAACAGGCACTAATTTCGAACCATTCAATCTAGCTTATACTAACACCTATCTTTTAAACAGTACAATGTTAGGCGGCATAGCAACTTACTATATGTTTGCTAGTTACCAAGAAATGATAGGTAAAATCTTTGGAAGTTATATCGAATTTCAATGGATTCAATATAGCAGAACTTTTAGAGTTTTACAACGTCCATTCACAGAGGGTGAAACACTAATGCTTAGAGTACAGAATTTTAGGCCCGATTTTGTCCTTTTAAACGATCTATATGCACGCCAGTGGATTTTAGATTATACCTTGGCTAATTGTAAAATTATACTTGGAGAAGCAAGAAGCAAATTTGCTACTATTGCTGGACCCCAAGGAGGTAGTCAACTTAACGGGGGTGATCTTAAAACACAAGGATTAGCTGATATTGAGAGGCTTGAAAAAGAATTATTTGATTTGATACCTGGTGGCACAGGATATACTTTTGTGATAGGTTAACTTATGAAAGTTAGAGATATATTAATTGAAAAAGCAGAAAAAAAACTAGGTAAAAATATCAAACAATCTGGATCTCATGCTAAACAGTACGGAGATATAGATCAATATTATGGAATGTATAGATTTGGTATAGCCATGGCAGGAGCTCCTGATAAACCAGTAGCTAAAGAAGGGCCGGCTAAAGATGTTCCTGCTGTTTGGATGTACAGTAAAGGTGAAGAAGATATAGTTAACCAAGCACAGAAAAACCAAGGCATTAAAGGAAAAACTATAGTTGGAAAAGGCCCAAGTCAAGAATTAAAATCAGTAAATAAACAGAGTATAGTAGCCAAGCCAAAACCTAACAAATATGGTGTATAATTCTTGACAATGTAGAATAAATTTTATAAAATATAGTATCACTAAGGAGATACTATGATCATTGGCTTCGTTGGATTTATAGGATCTGGCAAAGATACCGCAGCAGATTACCTTGTTAATTTTCATGAATTCAGGCGGGACAGTTTCGCCAATACCTTAAAAGATGCTGTAGCAGCAGTGTTTGGCTGGGATAGAACCCTATTAGAAGGACGCACAGCAGAAAGTCGTGCTTGGCGTGATCAAGTAGATTTTTGGTGGTCAAATCGGTTAGGCAGACAAATTACTCCACGTTGGGTTTTACAATATTGGGGCACTGAAGTATGTCGTCAAGGGTTTCACGATGATATCTGGATTGCTAGTCTAGAAAATAAACTGAGAAAAACTAAAGATAACATTGTTATCAGTGATGTAAGATTTCCTAACGAAATTCAAGCTATACACAATGCCAAAGGTCTAGTAGTAAGAGTTCGTCGTGGTCCAGATCCTGACTGGTATGATGATGCTGTTAACATGAATAAAGGCCCTACCAACATGAGTTGGGCAATTAGTAAACAACGAATGTCAGAATTAAATATCCACTCTAGTGAAACAAGCTGGGTCGGTGGAGACATAGACTATATTATAGATAATAACGGCAGCATGGACACATTGTTCGGCCAACTTAAAAATCTGGTTGAGGATCACCTCGCCTCCAAATATGATGCTCAATATGCAGAACACGTTGACAATTCGCACATACTGTCTTTAAATTAGCGAACCGGTTATTGTTTAAGTTTCCGTCTATATGATAAACATCAAATTGTTCTTTATGTTTACTTTTATAACCGCATTTATCACAGATTAATTTTATTCTGTATCCTTCTTGGTACCATTTCGGATCTCCTTTGCTTACGCCTCCATAGCGTAAGCATGTTTCACATTTTTTTCTATAATAAATTTTACCATTTTTTTTATAATTAATGGCGGCAGGTCTTAGTTTACACAAACATAACGGACGCATAATTTACTATTTAGTTGCCCTTTTTTGTACCTTTTCCTAAGGTTATAACTGATTATTTTTGCAGGAATACTATAAATAATATTAGAACAGAAACCTTAGGAGAATCCAAGATGGCATTAAGTTCACCAGGCGTAGAAGTCAAAGTTATTGACGAGTCATTTTATACACCAGCCGAACCTGGCACAGTTCCTTTAATTGTGGTTGCCTCGGCTGAGAACAAAACTAACGGATCCGGATCAGGTTTAGCACTAGGAACTCTAAAAGCTAATGCCGGACAAATTTATCTATTAACCAGTCAACGTGACCTTGCTGATTATTTTGGAGATCCAGTATTTCAGACAGATATCAGTGGAAATCCAGTTCATGCTGGCGAGTTAAATGAATATGGATTACAAGCAGCCTATAGCTTTTTAGGAGTAAGTAATAGAGCTTATGTAGTAAGAGCAGATATTGATTTAAATCAATTACAGCCCTCTGCTACAGAACCAGCTAGTACTCCAATAGGAGGTACACATTGGTTCCATACAGGTATTACAAAATTTGGGATATTTGAATGGGATTCTTCTGCTATTACAGCAGGAGGACAAAAATTTGTAAGCAAAACACCCATAGTTATTACAGAAGTAAGTAAAGTTGATATCACTACAGGTGCTCCAAAAGCAGCAGTAGGTTCATTCGGAGACTATGCAATAGTTTCTGTAGATACAGATCCAGCAACTTCAACATTAACAACTGTTCACGGTGATGTTTATGAACATGGTTTATACTATAAAAAAGCAGGGACTGGATGGGTGCCTGTAGGTTCAACAAACTGGGCAACAGGAGGTCTAGCATTACAAGTTAGTCCTCATACTCAGGTTCCAGAATGGAAGTCAAGTGACGCCACTCCAAAACCATCCGGCAGTGTATGGATAAAAACTACCACACCTAATAATGGTGCAAATATCTATGTCCAACGTTTTAATAGCGGTACTTTAGCATGGGAACGTGTAGGATGCCCAGTATATAGTAATGGTCATTCGGCAATTTATGGTTTGGATCCTACTGGAGGCGGAAAGAATTTATTAACCGGAGCACTATATGCTCAAACAAATCATACTGAAGCCAGTCCTGCAATTGTAAATTTTAAAATATGGAAACGTGGAACTGTTGGAGAAACAGTTATAACTAGTAATCCTATTCTAGCAAATACTTTCACAGACGGAACATCATATAGTTTTCAAATGCGTGAAAGTTTATTAGATGGGACATTAGGAACCATTAAAACAATTACATTTACAGCAGCTACAACAGTAAATGACGATTCAACAGAAGCTCCATTAGATGCAGACACTTTGGCGGCGGCAATTAATAATGCAGCATTTCAATTTGTTCAAGCAGAAGTAGATTCACAAAATCGTTTAGTAATTAAGCATCTAAATGGTGGTGAAATGCGTTTTGATAACGGTTCAGGAACCAGTCCTTTACCTTTAATTTTTGCAGTGTTTGATTATGAACCAGGTGCAATTAATTCAGGAAAAACTCGTTTCTTGCACGATGCTCCAGATGCTACAAATGAATTTATCGCGAGTAATTGGGAACCACTAGCATATGCTGCTTCTGGAACAGCTCCTGAGCGTATCCCTGATGATGGACAGATTTGGTACAGTAGTATTATTGATGAAGTAGACATCATGGTACATAATGGAACAACTTGGAAAGGTTACAAAAATGTTTACTCAGGTGTTAATGGTCCGATTGCGGCTGCAAGCGCACCTGAAACCCAAGGTGACGGTGTAACATCATTAGTTAACGGTGACATTTGGGTCGATACTAGTGATCTAGAAAACTTTCCACAAATTTATGTCTATAATGCTAACTTAACAAATGTTCCAGTTGTGAAGCGTTGGGTCAAGCGTGATACTAGTGATCAAACAACAGAAGAAGGTGTATTATTTGCCGATGTTCGTTGGACAGATGTAGGATCAAACGCAGGAGCAGAAGCAAGTAGTATTACAGACTTGCTTGTAAGCGACTTTTTAGACCCAGATGCTCCGGACCCTGCGTTGTATCCAAAAGGAATGTTATTATGGAATTTACGTCGTAGTGGATTTAATGTAAAACAATTCAAGCGTGATTATATTAATCCATCAGAAGATAATCCACGTGACAACAGTCCAATGGGAACATATTATCCACATCGTTGGGTTACAATCAGTGGAAATCAGGATAGTGGATCAGGTAGTTTCGGACGTAAAGCCCAAAGAAAAGTTGTTGTAACAGCACTCCAAGCAGCAGTTAATAGTAACGAGGATCTTAGAGACGAAGAGCGTCGTGTGTTTAATTTATTAGCTTGCCCAGGGTATCCTGAGCTAATAGGCGAATTGGTTACACTAAACTACGATCGTGCATTAACAGGTTTTGTAGTAGGAGATAGTCCAGCTAGACTACCATCTGATGGTACTAGCTTACTAAGATGGAGTAGTAACGAATTAGTCGCTGTAGAAGATAATGATATCGGTGCTACTACGTTTGATGAATACGTAGCTATGTATTATCCGTGGGGCTTTACTAGCGACAACTTCGGTAACAACGTTGTTGTCCCACCAAGTCACATGATGCTAAGAACAATTGCTCTAAGCGATCAAGTTTCTTATCCATGGTTTGCTCCAGCAGGTGTGCGTCGTGGTGGTATTACAAATGCTACAGCAGTTGGATATGTAACAGGTGAAGGTGAGTTTAGAAGTGTAGCTCTTAACACAGGTCGTAGAGATACATTGTATGAACAAAAGATTAATCCTATTACATTCCTTACAGGAACTGGTTTAGTATGCTATGGACAAAAAACAAGAGCTAGAGGAAATAGTGCTCTTGACCGCGTTAATGTAGCCAGATTAATTGTATACCTACGTAGACAATTAAGTATATTAGCTAAACCTTATATTTTCGAACCAAACGATAAGATTACAAGAGATCAATTAAAAGCAGCAGCAGAATCTTTACTTGTAGAACTTGTAAGTCAACGAGCAATATATGATTATATTGTTGTTTGTGACGAATCTAATAACACACCAAGTAGAATTGATCGTAATGAGCTATGGTTAGATGTAGCTATCGAGCCTGTAAAGGCTGTAGAATTTATCTACATTCCATTACGTATTAAGAACACAGGTGAAATTGCGAGCTTAGGCTAATTTAGGAGAATATAAATGGCAATTGCTTCACTTTCAAAATTCACAGTTCCATTAGCATCTAATCAAAGTGCTACTTCTCAAGGTATGCTAATGCCTAAGCTGAAATATCGCTTTAGAGTTAGCTTTATTTCGTTTGGAACAGGTGGAAATGGTTTAAATGAATTAACAAAACAGGTAATTGATGTTACCAGACCCACAGTACAATTTGTTAATCAGGTTATAGACGTTTATAACAGTAAAGTTAATTATGCAGGAAAACACACATGGAACCCGATGACATTAAATCTACGAGACGATGCTAATGGAAACATTAGCAAAGCAGTAGGGGCCCAACTTCAGAAACAGTTTGACTTTTTAGAACAAAGTAGTGCTGCTGCTGCAAGTAATTATAAGTTTCAAATGCTAATCGAAATACTTGATGGTCAAAACGGTATTGATGGATCCGGATTTGTCTTAGAAACATGGGATATAGTCGGTTGCTACATTCAACAGGCAAATTATCAAAATCTTGCCTACTCTGACAGTGCTCCAGCTACAATAGCTTTAACCATACAAATGGATAACTGTACTCAGTTCCCAATTGCTCAGGGTGTTGGACAAGTTGTAGCTCGTACAATAGGAGAATTCGCTACCGGTTCAGCTGGTCTAGGTTAATAATCCTAAAATTAAAAGCACCGGAAACGGTGCTTTTTTTTAAACTCTTATAAACTACGCATATTATAATGCTGATAAATATAGTATGACATCAAAAATTAATAATTACCTAAAATCCTTGACTAACCCTAAGGGTATTGTAAGTGATTTTCGTCATGCTGCACGATTGTTCGATGATGATGATATTCGTTTAGCACCTAAATTTAAATTTCAATATCATGTTAGCTTTAGTATAAATCTTAAAGCATTAAAAAGTTTAAATTTTAATAACAGGCATCAAGAAGAATTTAACATGCTAGTAAAAACTGCTGAAATGCCTAAATTTAATATTCAAACAGAGTCTTTAAATCAATATAATCGTAGAAAAGTTGTCCAAGTAAAAATAGATTATCAACCTGTGACTATAACATTTCACGAAGATAATTTTAATGTAGTAAGAATGTTCTGGGAAAATTATTATAGTTATTATTTTGCAGACAATGAAGCAGCAAAGATCAATGGGAATTATAATAGAACTGCTATGTTAGGTGCAGGCCATATACGTTCTCCTTTCGGATTTGATAATGGAAGTACTGTACCATTTTTTAATCATATAAGCATTTACCTTATGGCTAGAAAATACTGGAGTATGGCAAAGTTAATTAATCCAGTAATTACCGCATTCAATCACGATACAATGAATTATGCCGATACAAGTCCAAGTCAAAATTCTATGACTGTTGCTTATGAAGCAGTAACATACGATTATGGTTCAGTTTCAAAAGGTAATCCTCCAGGATTTGCATCATCTCACTACGATCATGTTCCAAGTCCACTTACAATTAGCGGGGGTGGATCTGCTAGCGTATTCGGAACTGGTGGTGTTTTAGCAGGTGTTAGCAGTGTATTTGGTAACGTTGCTTCTGGTAAAGCTTTCGAAAGTCCTGCTAATTTTATAACTACAGCTATACAAACAATAAACACTTATCAAAATGCTAAAGCTTTAACTACTACAGGCGTAAAACAAGAATTAACAAATATAGCTATTCGTGGATTACAAACTGTTGCTAGAGCAGGTCCTGGAAGTATAGGGAATACGGTATTCCCTATCCCTACAAACCAAAACTCCAATGTAACTAAAACAACTCCTTACTCAGGAAACAATGAACCAGGTGGGCCATGATTGACAAACAAAACTTACCTTTAAATACAGAAACCCAAAAAGATATAAAAGTAAAAAAATTTTTTGATAGATATTTTCTTCATGAAATTACTTTTCCAGCAGAACAGATAGATGCTGTAGTAGGATATTTTATTAATCGTGGGTTCGACGAATTAGCCGCAAAAAGTGTATCCATTGTACTTTTAACTCAAAGTAGAATTGAAAATATCAATATTTTTAAAATTCTAGAAACGCTTAAGGGGTTAACAGATTTACAATTAAGTAATGTAGTAGCCGAAATCCTTAATGCATATAGAGAAAAAACTAGTAGTCTAGGATTTAAAGATCCTTTAATAATAGAAAATTATGAAAGTAGAAATATTCGTCAATGACACGAAACTATGCACAGGGAAAATATAATGTAATGAACCCGGAGAAGTATGTAGGCAATCGTCAACCTACATATCGAAGTAGTTGGGAATGGAGTTTTATGCGTTTTTGTGATACAAACCCTAATATTATGAAATGGGCTAGTGAAGCAATTAAAATTTCCTACAAAGATCCCTTTACTGGACGACAAACAATATATGTACCAGATTTCTTTATACAATATATAGATAAAAATAATAAAATGAATACAGAGCTTATAGAAGTTAAGCCTGCTAGCCAGACACTTAAAGAAAATGTAGGACGTAGTAAGCATAATCAAATTCAATATGCTAAGAATCAATATAAATGGCGTGCGGCCTATGAATGGTGCGGTAAACAAGGAATCAAATTTCGAATCTTAACCGAAAATGATTTGTTTACCAATAGATAAGTATTTGTATGAAAAAACTTGAAGAAATACTTAACTTACCTGAAACTAAAAAAACTATTAAAAAAGCCGAGCGAGAAGAAATAAAACAGGCTAATCAGCCCTTGCTTAGAGATATAGGCGAGTTTGATAAAATCTCTGCTGCACTACCACAAGTTAAGGGCCTTGGAGATATGAGCGATGGTGAATTCGATAGCCTCGCTCAACGTGCCACTGATGCTTTTGATGATTTAATGGATTTAGGAATGAATGTAGAAGCACGATATAGCGGGCGTGTTTTTGAAGTAGCTAGTGCTATGCTTAAAAATGCTATAGATGCTAAAGCTGCAAAGATAGATAAAAAACTTAAAATGATTGAATTACAGATAAAAAAAGAAAAATTAGACAAAGAAACTACCAACGATAGCATAGATGTTAGTGGAACAGGTATGATTGTCAGTGATCGTAACAGCCTAATTGAAAAACTTAAGAATTTAAAATAAATAATATAATAGGATTAAGGTATGAAATCTTTTAAAGAATACTTAACGGAAAGTCAAGAAGAAAAAATCTATAGTTTCAAACTCAAGGTCGCTGGCGATTTGCCTGATAACTTTGATGATGTAATGGAAACTTGTCTTAAAAAATATGAATGTTCGAAGTTTAGTAAAAGTAAAACAGTGCCTATTCAAGAGCACCTTCCTGACTTTGCAGACTTAAAAAATTTAGAAGTAAGTGTATTTGATGTTGATTTAAAATATCCTACTACTAGTACAGTTCTAAGTGGTTATATATCGGAGCATACAGGAATCTCAGCAAGCCATATCAGAGTTCGTAGTCTACGAGAAGAAGAAGCTGCACAGGTGGAAGAAAATCAAGAAACAAAATCAGGTAAGGCTCTTATTGGCCAGTGTGATTACCCTAAAGAGAATCATCAAGATTTAGTAGGCGAAAAACATATCAGTAAATTTCTAAAAGAACTAGCTAAAACACGTAAGAATAATGAGCCACAACAATATAAAGGTGTAAACGACCAAATATTAGCAAAAAAGATTCATAAAGAAAAAGCTAATGAAATGGTTAAACCAGGACCTGCTCGGAGTGCCCTTAAAGCATATAGCAGTAAATAAGGAAATAAAATGAATTTTCAAGAATTATATAACAGAATGAGAGAGTTGGATAAGCCTGTAGTTGAAGAACCTAACGAAGGTAATGCCTATGGACAAGCTGTTCAAAATACTCCAAAAGGTCAGGAAATTAAAATTAACGG